CTTAATAATTTCTGGTGCGTGGTTTAAAGATACTCTTAAATTAAACCATTTCATTAACCCTCTTTTTAATGGGATTCTTATAAAAATAGTAGTTTTTGATGGATTTATTGCCTTTATCCTCGAGTTTCCCATTTATACCTCACATTTAAAACTAATACCTCTCTAGGAAAGCCATAGAGGGTTTTAAAGTACTTTAGCTGACGTCTAGGTCACATATATGTTTTACGTGTCTTATTTGAAGGGAGTTTTCTTCGTTCTTCCTTCAATCAACAGATTATTCATGTTATGTTGTCTACGGCGTCTGGCATTTCAGTATTTCTACGTAGTTTAACACTTTCCTTATAGATATCAATTGAGATATCTCGAATCTTTATTGTTTCCACCCGGATTATAATAGTTTCTTTTAACAAGTCCCGGGAGACCTCTAGTATAGCATTAGATATTTTAAGTATCTTCCAGTTAATCCAAACTAGAAAAAGAGTTAAACATCCCAATACAATACTGCCGAATATTGTAATTAAAACTGTATCCATATATTTTTACCTTATTGTTAAATAGACTAGCGTCCATATTCCTATAAGAATTAAAATATTAGTCGTCAGTAATAGCCTTGTCTCGTTCATCTTTGTCTTCCTCTACTTTTATAAGCTCTTCGGTTCCCATTTCTATCATTTGATACAATTCGTTTTTCCATGATTTTTTATCAAAATGTGGGGCGTTTGTTTTCACTATTCCTATGTTTGATTCTACTTCCTTAAGGGTAGGCATTCTTCCCTCATTATCTTTTAAGGATGAGTCTACTTCCTTAGTTACCCAACTAACACCAATTATTTCTAAGGCCTTCCCCCTTCTAAAAAACTCGAGGTGATTCTTTTTTGTTATATTAGGAATTCCAACAAAGTGAGCTTGTATGGTTAAACACTCTTGTATGTTTGTGGGTGTTGGAATATTAGATTGTTGTTGTGTCATTATTCTTTTCTTCCTTTAGCAGCTTCTCTATCAACTGGTCCATAATCTCTTCCCTCGAATTAGAGGACAAAGTTAAATCAAGACCGGCTGTGATTTTATTAATAAACTTTCGTTCCAGTACCGCATCCTCCAAAATTAAATTATATATTTTCTTTAGTAAATTAAATCCAACATATTCATTATTTATTTTAATAAAGGATTGGCAACATTCCCTGAGTAAATATAAATCTCCAATCGTGACATTTAAAATGGTTGTGTTGGTGGTGTTTCCTTCGTCAGCTATTGTAACAAATCCCAGTCCAATTGTTTGAATAAGTTCTATAGGCACTGGAACCCCGGCAGATGGCATTAGCTGTCTTGCTGGTATATGAACTCTACCTTCATTTGAAGTGTGTTCTAATAGTAAGGTAACAGAATCACTTAAATATAGTAACTCATTTCGTGTAACTTTTAACTGTTTAATTTCGCCTAACATAGCTTCTTCGCCATTCATGTTATTAAGAAACTCTAATCCCTCTTCATCATGAGGCATAATTATTTTTCTCCTATTGGAAAATAGCAGTTTCTGCATAGATACACAGTCTTTTGAATCCCAGTCCTTGCTTCCCAAACTTCAACAATCGGAGAATCTATCTTATGACCTCGTAACTTACATATAAATCTTTTTATAGTATTAATATTAATCACACCCTTCTAAGTCTAATTGTTTTACTGACTTAGTATACTGAATACGATTCACCTTCTCCTTCTAGTTAGGGTTTCGTTCTTTTCTTTTCTCTCTTTAACCCTTTTTGAATTTTTATAAGTTAAAACTAGAGCCTTTCCTATATAAAATATACGCTACTATATTATACTAACTATCCTCAATAAGTTATTAATTCCTAACATTCTATTCCTCGGTATCTCTATTAGAATTGACCCGAGTTTCTAATTCCTCAGTCTTAAATATTAACATTTTTATATCCTCTTGGATATCATCAAGGCGCTTATCAATTGCTTGGTAATATTCTCTAGACTCATCTGAAAGCTGGATTAAGTACTGCATTATATTAGACATATAAATTCCTTTAAATAAAACAAGTCCTCACAATTAATCTAACACACAAGCATTATTTTAATAGATGTGAGAACTTGTTTGTTTATATTCCTCTTAATTAATTATAGTATTATACCAATCACTAATAACCAAAAAAGAAACTTCAAGGGTGAAGTTATATTCATACGAACCTCCACATTTTTATTATTGATTAAATAATATAGTGTGTTTATTAGATTGTCAAGTATTGAACCATTTCTTTTTTAAATGATTGTTCTAATTCTTCCTTCGCCGGGAGACCAATAAATTCCTTAACTACTTGTAAATAAGTTGTCGTAAAATGTTTTCCATGGTGGTCTGCATTAGTAGAATTATAATTAATTACATGACTCATTTCATGAAGAATATAAGGTAATGTTTTTGTTACTGGATAAGGAAGAGAAATAGTGTTTTGAGTTGCATAGACAAGGGTATGACCCTCATCTAAAATTTGAGGGGATTTTATGTCAGCCCAAATAGAAATTTGGTTAATTAAAGCTTTAACTTCTTTATATGATAGTACGTCTACAGTATTCCAAAAGCCACATCGTTCTTCTGCTTGATACAAACGTTTACGTTGAAAATCCCTTATGTGTGTATTTGGAATATCCCCAATATAACTCTTTCCCATTGCCAAACTTTCTAATCATAGTCTCCATATTTTCTATTATCGGAATAGGAACCTTTTCCAAGTTCATCTAATGCCTTTCCAATGTTTGCATGGTCAGACATAATAGTTCTCATCTCGTTTTCCATAATAGCATCTGTCTTCTCTAAGTTATCTAATCTTTCTTCCAACGCTTCCAACATTTCTGAGATTTCAGTATCATCATACACTTCCATGCTTTCTATAGCCGTAGTGTTATTACTTACGGTGGAATCAAGTTGTGCTACATACCAAATTATCCCAAATGCTTGGGCAACTATAACACCTATAACAGCTATTGGTAATTTAATGTTTGCGAAATTCATTTTTTAATTTTATCCCAAACAATTCTTGCTAAACCAATAACCCCAACAACTACTGAAGTCCATGAGATTATCTGTATAGTCATTATATCTGCGAAGGCATGACGAGAAATATCCGCCATAACACCACCAAATATAATTAAAGGTATCGGGAAGTATTCTTTTAGTAGGTTCATCACTCAGTAATAGTAATGTTATCTATTGCATTTATAGCAACTTTAGTAAACTCTTTTAGTTCATTTACTATAAGCTTCTTTTCAGCGTTGGTAATTTTACCATCTTTTAAAGAAGCGCTAATAACTTGCAAAACATACATGCCTTCATCGACAATTGCTTTACCATCATTAGCTAAACCTTTATTAAGATTATAAAAGGTTATACCCAAGCTTATTATTTTGAATATATTCATTACATATCCTCCTCAATACTATCTTGTATTCCACATTGGCAACTACCACCGCCACAAGCACAAGTAAACTCTACTTGACTTAAATTTTCACAATCATCACAACTACAATAACACTCACATATACCTTCCACGCAGGCACATTCACCAGTTTCCATACACTCACAAATGTTAGTAATTAAATTCATATTCATAACCATACGTTATTCATTTTCCATTAATTTCATACCAAGAGCTATAATACCACCTGTACAACCAGTTGCAATTTCATTCATACCATAATAAAGCCCTAGCCCAGATAAAACACCTAATACAATTATAGCTAAAAATATTTGTGGCCTTAGTTTTCCAATCATTCTTCTTTCCTTTACCTTACCCATGTATTTTTTTTAGGATAACGGTATTCATATCCTTCAATATGTTCAATCCTGAAATATTCATCTAAGTCTTTATCGTGTCTTGTATTTAAATCCATTTGTGTGAGTTTCTTTATAACATATTTAATAGGATTAAACATCCGTGTCGCATACCCCGTTTCTTTTATTTAAGTTTTTATTGCTTCAGCAATCTCATCCCTTCTGCTTGTTCCATCACCGTCTTCTGAAAAGTCTTCATAACCTTCCTTTTTAGCCTGTGCTGTTGCAATTGCAAAAGAATTAGAATTTGCTTCCTTCTCTATTGTACCTTTATATTGTGCATTTTTTTGGAAACAATTCTCACATGAACAACCATCCTTTAATAAATGTGGGACACGTACCATTGGGTCAGATTTTGCTACCCAACTAAAAAACTGTTGTGATTTAGAAATTTTCCTATCTTTAAGCTTCCTAGATGATTCTTTATCACTAGAAAGTAGTGAGCTTACTACAGACCCTGCAGCACCAATTGCTGCTGCTGGGATTGCGGCAAGTGCAGCTAAAGGACCAAACTTTTGTAGTTCTTCCTCCTCTTTAGCAAGAATATTGTTAAGCGTATTAGTTGCATTTAATTGGCTTACCGGAGTTTCTGTAGAGTTTCCGCCTTCCACTACTCCTCTTTTAATAGTACTAGAAAGTTGTGGTGTGGTTAAAGCATCTTCATAATGCCTTTCCCCTAAGTTTTGTCCGGCCTCATTAACTATCCAAGGGGGAAGTGTATGAGCCAATATGGATGGGTCTTCTTCTATTACAGGAGTATATCTTGCATACTCTGCTTCCAACTCACTTGGAAATCCATAAGCATCGAGTAAGCGATGATGTTCCTCTTGTCTTCCTTGTATATTTAATAAAGTCGGAAAAGATTCACCATAAACCTTTCCTTCCTCTTGAATAATTTTCTTGATGGGTACATCTTCAGTTCCCATAAGTTTTAAAAAGGATTTAGTAAAATCTATGTCTCCATCTGATTTATACATTAGTTCCACTCCTAAAGATTCATCACAACCACAGTTGCAACTTTCTTCTTTTGTTATTAAACAGCTTCCATCAATACATGATGATGTTGCAGCGCCAGCTGCTTTTAGGATATCAAATGCTGCGCCTTGATTTACTCCCTTTTCACATACCGTGACTTCAGCTAGTTCTAATTCGTCTACTTGCATTATTTCCTGTAGCCCTTTTTGAATATTTTGGGTTTTAATTGCGCTACCTGCTATTGAATAACTTTTAAGTTTACCTGCATGTATTTGTTCCATAACTTTTTTAGCAATCTTAGTATCGTTCCGTAGCTCAGTAATAAAGAATAGACCTTTATCATCAACCCCGCTTTTAAATGTTTGACCGCCTTTGGAGATGTAAGCAGGTAGCGCCCACCCCACCTGAACATCGGAATGTAATACCATCGCATTTCGAGTTCTAAAATTAGCCATGTATTTTTTAAAAGCTTTACCTAAAGCCTTAGTAGTAATAAGATGTCCTTCTCTATCAACTAATTCAATAGATGCGGGACCACCAACTACCAATGAATCATCATCACTGATGTCCATCTTTTTTAATGCTTTAGTATATAAATCATTTTCTGGATAGGCTCTTGATAAGGTTAATATCTCCGCTGGAGATGCAATGCCCGCTTTATATAATCTCTTATATTCATCAAGAGCAAATTTAATATCGGATATTGTACTTCTTCCATCAGTTGCTTTCTCTAGAAACATGACAGGAGTATCCTCAGTATTATGGGAATGAACTTCACCATTATCATTAATGATGGATAACCAATTGGATGGGTTTGGTA